ACCTGATCACGATCCGGGCAGAGGAGCGGCTTGCCTTGGCCGTCTACCGCCCGGAGGCCTTTATCAAGGGTGACTTCAGCGACTCGCTGGCGCTCTGACGGCCACTTGAATCCCCGGGGCGGCGCTGTGTCGCCCCGGTAACTATCTGTGCGCGCGGCCGCGGTGGCCGTGGCACCAGCCGGCTCGACACCCGTTGGGTGCGGGCCATTCCAGGCGCAATCCAGCGCCGCCATAGCCGAGAAGGATCGCGCCATGCGCCGTTTCACTGTCACTGTCACCACTGCCGCCGATGGCACCGCCACAGCTTTCACGCCCCGGTTGTCCGGCAAGCTGATGGAAATTCATTACGTCAAGACGGATTATGTCGATGGCGTGGACTTCGCGATTACGTCCGATGTCACCGGCCTGTCCCTGTGGGACCAGCTCAACGTCAACGCCGGTGTCGTCGTTCGCCCGCGCGGGCCAACACACACGACTGCGGGCGTCGCGGCGCTGTACGCCGCAGGCGGGGTTGCCGTGAATGACAACATCGCGCTCGGTGGCGACAGGATCAAGATCATGTTGACCGATGGCGGTGCCACGAAGGTCGGCACGTTCCACTTCCTGGTCGACTGAGGCAGGTCCAGATGCCGTTTCGCCGCCAGATCGAACCACCGACAGATGCTGCGGTCAGCATCGAAGATCTGCGGGAGTACCTGAGGGTCAACGATGACACGCCGGATGCAGAGATCGAAGCCAGCGCGGCGGCGGCTGTCGCCCATATCGAAAACCTGACCGGCAGGGCGATCATGACGCAGGGATGGGAACTGGTGCTGGACGGTTTTCCGCCCGGCACCATCCGCCTGCCGGTCGGGCCGGTGCAATCGCTGGACTCTCTGACCTATCTTGATGGGGCGGGGGTGGAGCGGTCGCTGTCTGCGGCGCTGACAAATGTCGATGCCGGGCCGATTGATGGGCGGGTGACCTCGATCAGCGGCTGGCCTGCAACCGCAAACCGGACCGGCACTGTCACACTGCGCTGGACGGCGGGCGAGGCTGTATGTCCGCCTGACTTGGCCGCTGCGATCAAGCTGTTGGCGGGCCATTTCTACGCCAACCGCGAAGGGGTTGTTACGGGTATGACCGCCACCGAAATGCCGCTTGGTGTTTCGGCGCTGGTGCAGCGTCACCGCCGGTTTGTGGGCTGACGCAATGCGGGCGGGACAACATCGCGACAGGATCACAGTGGAGCGGTCGACAGGAACGACCGATGATTACGGCAATCCGCACCAGTCTTGGGTGCCTCTGCTATCGGCTTGGGGCGACGTTCTGGAATCGTTGGGCCGCGAACGGTTGGCCGCAGGGCGGATTGAGGCAAGCAAGACGGCCACGATCCGGCTGTTGGTATCGACTGCCACGGCGGCGATCACCGCCGCAGACCGGGTGCTGGCGCGCGGCGCGGTGTGGAACATCCGCAGCGTCGCGGCTGTCGGGCGCGACAACGCGCTGATCGAATTGCTGGTGGAAGAGGGCGTCGCGACATGAGCCGGTACGTGCAAGGGGCCGACGAGGTGATGGCAAAGATCAAGCGGTTGTCGGTGGCGGCACCGATAGAGGTGGCCGCTGCAAACCATAGGTCTGGTGAGGAATTGATTCGCATCGCGCGGATACTGCATCCCGGCGACGGTTCGACCAAGGCGCAGATCACCGGCACTGCCAACGCGAACGGTAGCTATTTAGCCGACTTTGGCGACAAGGCCAAGGTGACCGAGGGGCGATCCGGCCCGCGCCCGTTCGTCAATCCCGCGCTGAATGTGACGCGGAAAAAGCACCGCAACCGGGCGCGCCGCGCGCTGCGCAAGGCGGTTCAGAATGCCTTCGCTTGACGGGCCTATGCTGGCGCTGCAACGGGCGCTGATCGAGCGGTTGCGGGACGATGGGGACATTGAAGCACTGGTCGGCGTGCGGGTCTATGATGTGCCGCCTGACAAGGCAGTCTTTCCCTACGTGCGGCTGGGCAATATCATCCTGACGCCGGTTCGCACCGATGGCCGCATGGCCTGGGATCTGACGTTTTCAATCGAGTCTCATTCTCGGGCCATGGCGGGCCGGGTTGAGGCAACAGAAATCGGAGAGGCAGTTGTGGCCGCACTGGATAACCAGCACCGAATGATCGGTGTCATTGGGTTCAGGCTGGCATGGGTGCAATTCATCACCGCAACGGTGGTTCGCGCCGATGACGGCAAAAGCCACTCGGCTACTGCTGCATTCGACGCTGTGCTGGACGTGTGCTAAGGCACCGTTCGGCGAGATGCCCATCCGCCCTTGGGCAAGGCACAATGACAGGAGCCAGACATGGCAAAGCAACTTGGCCGGGAACTCCTGGTAAAGATCAGAACGTCGACCGGGCCGGATGTGTTCGCAACGCTGTGCGGGCTGAACTCCAAGACCTTTACGATCAACAACAGCGAGATCGACGTGACGACTGCGGACTGCACCACGCCGGGCGGCATCCTGTGGACGGAGGTTCTTGCCGGTGCCAAGCGCGTTTCCTTTTCAGGAACCGGGTTCTTCGATGACACAGCGTCGGAGAACTTCCTGCAAACGCAAGTGTTTGCGGTTGGCGCGACGGCCGCGCTGCAACTGATCATTCCGAGCTTGGGAATGTTCAGCGCGACGTTCTTTCTGACATCGATGGAGTATAGCGGCGAAACCGAGGGCGGCGTGACCTATTCGGTGGCCGGCGCGTCGAGCGGCGCGGTGGTGTTTGCCTGATGGCGGTAGCGACGACAGGGCTTCAATGCAAAATCGGCGATCAGGTCCGCCGTCTGCTGCTGACGAATAGCGAGATCGAGCGTTTCGAGGTGCAATATGCGCCGATGGGGATCTTCCAACTGTTCGACCAGCTATTCGGGCGTGGCCCCCCGCCGCAGGCCAGGCATGTGCGCGACATCGTGGCGCTTGGCTTGATCGGCGGCGGCATGGGGGATGTGACGGCCGATGCGCTGCTGGCAGGGTTGCCGCCATCGGAAAACATGGCGTTGCGGGTGGCGGCGCAACTATTGCTGGGCGCGGCATTTATGCCTGACATCGCCAAGGCAAAAAAAAAACGGGGTGGCTCGGTCGGCGAAAGCCGGGAGTCGGACCAGACCGTCGATACAACGCCCGCGCCCGGGTCGTGAATATCTGCGGGGTCATGGGCCATCTGCCGCGCGACATATGGCCTATGACCCCGAGCGAAACCGATCTGCTGATCGAAAGCTGGAACGCAGCGCAGCGGGGTGGCGATCCGCCGCCAATGACGGCTGAGCGATTCGACGAACTGAAGGCGATGTACCCAGATGGCTGATGCAGCGACCGAAAAAATCGCCATTCTTCTTGAGGCGAAGTACCGCGATTTTGAACGGCAGCTTGAGCGGCAGAACCGTGGCATAGCGCGGTTTGCGGCACGGGCCGATCGGGATATGGCTCGCACGAGCCGGTCGGTGGAAACGTCGATGGGGCGGATGGGGGCGGCCATCGGCCGGTTCGGCACGGGGGCCTTGGCCGCGCTGGTGAGCGGTGCCGTCATCGGCCAGGTGCGCAGCGCAGTTGGTGCCTTGGCCGATCTGGCCGATACCGCCGACCGGATCGGGATCGGCACAGAAGATTTTCAGGGGTTGCAGCGCGGGTTCAAGTTGGCAGGGGTTGAGGCGGCGGCGCTTTCTACAAACCTGGAGGTGTTTACGCAGCGGCTGGGCGAAGCCAAGCTGGGCCAAGGCGAATTGACGGGCGCGCTGCGGCGGCAGGGCATTGCGCTGAATGACAGTCAGGGGCAAATCCGGCCGACGCTTGATCTGCTGCGTGACTATGCCGACGCCATTGCGGCGATGCCATCCGAGGCGGAACGGATGGCGGCGGCAACGGATGCGTTTGGGCGCGGCGGGCGCGACATGGCCCTGGCGATGCGCGAGGGCGCGGCTGGTATCGACGCAATGATGGATAGCGCGCAAGCGGGTGGCTTTGTGCAGACCGACGCGCTGGCCCGGCGGGCGCAGGAACTTGACGACAAGTTTGACGACCTGACGCTGCGCATTGGGAACATGTTCAAAGGTCT